TCGATTAGCAATTTAAATCTTGGTTGTTCTTCTACACTAACAGGTTCCCATCCTTCTCTGAGTTTGGCAGAGAGATTACGCGGGTCCGCGTTGTTAAGAGTTGAAGTACGAATCCATCTATATGAATACCCAGCCTGTTTATCAGGTTCAGGGAGTAGTTCCGCAGGTTGCCAATGCTTAGGGCGCTCTGTTACTGCTCGGGTTTCAAGGTCGCGTGTTAGTTTATTATCAGCCATTCTAGTTCTCCAGTTTTCTAAATTCAAGGGCATATTGTTCGTTAGTAAGACCTAATTTTTTTGCTAATAGGACTTGACTAGCTTTAAGTTTAATTTTATTTGATGCTGTGCTACGAGTAGCAGGGGCAACAACTGTGCTCGGTCTTGTAGGAGCACTATTAACTTTTTCCTTAACTTCTGGTTCTCCAAAATACTCACTAAAACGCCTCCGCATTGTTTTGTCCAATGTGGAATAGTATTCTTCAGAGCCAACGGCAACACCAGTTTTTTGAAGCTTAGTATGTAAGCCTAATGCTGCTGCTGTCATTTCATCATCTTGCCCAAACCAAGGGTTTTTACCTTGCCAATCCATCAACTTATAATCTGTTTGCTGGGCTGGGGCTTGATATTGTTCTCTATTTTGCTGTTGTACACTATTTCCTTCTTCTTGTAAAGAGGGCAGTTTAATATTTTTTGCTTGTTGCATTTTATATGACGCATTATGCATTGCTTCTTGCGCTGCAATTACACTATCTACATCACCAGAATCATATGCATCTTTATATGCTCGCTTGGCTACATCCATTTCCAAGTTTGCAGTTGTCTGAATAGATGATACATATTCTTTTTCGCCAGCAGTTAAAATACCTTTAATACGTTTGTTTTCTTCAAGCAATTTTTGAGTAAGACTAACGGCTTCTTGCTGTTCACGATATGCTGATTCTTTAGCTCGGCGTTCATCGTGCCAAACTTTACGCATCTGTTTAAGCTTTTGCTTTACGTTATCATCATATTGCTCAAGGTCATCTTTGTCTAAATCATCTACTAATTCTTTAGGCATCGGCTGACGGTTGCGGTCTGCTTCGGGGGTATCATCTTCAATTTCAATTTCTAACCCACCAACTTCTATTTCTACTTTATTTTCAATTTCATCTGGGAAATTAAACTCTTCTTTGTCGAACTCAGGCATCTTGTACTCCTTTATTTGCGACGGATACCACGAGGGTCATCAACGATGGCCTCTACAGTATCTTCATTGATTATACGGAACTCACGACCATGAATAACCAAACGGCTACCAGAATGTGGGCGAACTAAAACAAAATCCCCAACTTTACACCACGGACCGTTAGGGTATCGTGCTGTATCCATGTAACAATCAGGACCTAAAGCAACAACAAATAATACTGTAGTTAATGCTTCTTCTGTACTCATTGTTACATCAGCTTTTGCTAAACCGCTATCATATTCTTTTTCCGTTTCTGGAATTGCACAAAGAATGCGGTATCCTGATGGTTTAGGCAGTTGCGATGCTTTATCTTCATCAGTGGCGTTAAACTTATATACGCCTGCTACTTGAGGGTTATCGGGGTTTGTGCCGATAAGGATTTCACTCATCAAATTTCTCCAATCGTTGTTTAAGGTCTAAGGTATATCCCCTTGCCGTGAGCAGACCCTTAATCTCACCACAAATTCTTTTGTACTCCTCGAAGGTTTCGGCCCTTCCAGAACTTACAGCTTCTTGTAGCTGTTGTACCTTGTCATCTATTTGTTCTACTAATATATCTGCTATGTCCATAACTATTTACCTTTTGTCGGTGTAATCTTCTTAGCTAATGCTGCATGTACGTTTTTACTTATTAATTGCTCTGTTGCTTGGTCCTTCTGGTGGCTATGAGTAGCACTTTGTTGACCGTTTGAATGGCTTTGCTCGGACATATGCTTAAGAACATCAACCCCCGTAGTTATTAGGTTTTGTTTTCTTGTTGCACTCATTTGAGCTGCTGATTTAAGTAAGTCATTCTTTTGTTGAGCTGCCGCAGTTTGAGCTTGTGTTTCAATACGCTTTTGCTCTAGTTGTAACCGTTGCATATCTAACTGATTATCTGCTTGGTCTTTAGCTGCTTTACGTTGTTGCTCTTGCTGTTTAAGTTGTAGCTCTTGCTGTTGCATCTGAATGATAGGGTCTTGAGCTTGTTGCTGAGCTTGTTTTTGCTGAGCTTCTCCTTGGTTCTGTTGTAGCAAGCGTTGTGCTGCTTGGGCTAACATTGGAGCTAAACGAGCTTCTACTTGAGGGTCCATAGGGATTGGGTCGCCTGCCTCATCATTCTGGGGAGGTAACTCCATACCTAGTTGTTTCTCTATCTGTATACGATACTCAAAGCCTAAATGCTCATTAACGTGTGCCATCATCGCTGATTGCATTTGTGGAGCCATAGGATTATTTTGCAGTAACGCCATAATTTTAGGGTCTTGCATTGCTGACATATGTACTGCTATATGAGATTCATGGTCCTGATATTGGAATGCTTTAACAGGCTTCATTATTAATACACTTTGATTTTCTGAAATTGGGTCCATTGGTTTTTGGTCCTCATTCATAGGAATCAGCTTACCTGCGTTCTTTATACCCAAGACCTCTAGCATGTCACGATGTAACAAAGGTAAGTTATATAACTGTGGAGCGCCCTGTGCTAATTGGATTACTGCTTGATACTGCACAATCTTCTGTGCCATTGTTGAAGCATTAGGGTCTGATACAGGTATAACTTCGACGTTAGTATAGTCTGACTGCTTAGCACGACGTGAACCTTCCTCTGGCTCGTAGTCATAGTCTGCTGGAGTATAAGCTGCAATGATTTTCTTAAGTAAGCCTAACTCTTGTTTCATTGAGTAATGCACACGAGCTTGAACTGCACTCATTACCTTCAGGGTACGCTCAAGGATTGCTAGCGTGGTGCCTACGGGCGCGTTTGCTGACATGTCTGATAACTGTAGGTCAGCTGTGTTTGCGAAGCGTCTACCCTCATCTACGATTTGGCCTAGTAGCCCCATAAGAACCTGTGAAGGCTCTTTATATGGTAGAGGCATGATGTTGTCACGCATTGAACCCGATGGTACGTCTACATCACGGAACTCGCCCGGAGCTATTGGTGTGTCATCGCCCTTAACTCTAAGACCGCGCGTTTTAAAGCCACCGGGAAGATTGGACAGCGTTCCAGCATCCACCAACTGACGGATGAGAGAAGTGCCAGACTTAGCAAAAGCACCAACCAAATGGATAAGACCAAAATAGTAAAAGCCAAAACCGGGAACGTAACCATAATGTACAAAGTGCTGACGTTTTTGCTTGGTTTCATCTTCAGGGTCCCAGTTACGACGGATAGCTAAGACTGTATTAGTACCCTTCTCGATTGTAATAATGTATGGAAGTGCAATACCTGTAGGGTTTCCATCCTCATCTTCATGCTCATAACCCGGTAAATCGTAGTCTACATGCATTTCAAGGAGCTTATAGCGGTCATCAGATGACGCACGGAAGCCCATTTTCTCAGCGATTTTCTTCTCAATCTCGTCAATTACATCTGCTGGAGCACCTAATTCTACATCTGCATAGAAGCCTGCTACCTGTAAACGACGTAATTCATTCTCAGTCTTACGCATTACGTGGGTTACACGCTCTGCAGACTCCAGATTACTTGCACCATAAGGTACTACTATATCTTCTGCGGGTACAAATAGGGATACCTGACGGTCCATATGAGGGTCAAAATACACTTTCTTGAACGCATTACCACTTAAACCTAGGCCCCATAACATACGCTCATGCTCAGGACGGTATTCTTTCATTACATCGGTAAGTTGGTAGTTCATGTCGTCTTGCACACGAATAGCCGCTTCTTTCTTGGCTTGTGTTTCTTTACCTATAATCTGTGTCTTTACTGGACCCGCTGCTGGGAACATCGACATCATTGTTTCTGCTTGGAATTTAACTAGCGCTTCACTTAATAGTGGGTGGTACACACCACATGCACCTTCCCAAGGCTCTGAACGCTCTTCAATCTTCATACCTAGTAGTTCTAAGCCATCTACGTAGGTTTGTATCCAATCTTTACGTGAAGTACAGTCGTCCTCAAAGTCAGCAGTTAGCTCAGATGCTATCGAAGTTAGTGTTGCATCGTCTAAATCTTCTGCTAAGTTCTTATTAAACTCATCTTCATCAATAGCTGGCTCAATATCAATTGACAAATCACCCATACCAATATGAACTGATTCTGGGTCCTCAATCTCAATCTCAATAGCATCAGTATTTTGTTGGTCCTGTGTAATCCCTTGTGGTGCTTGGTATAGTGCTTTATCAATTGCCATAATTTATCCTTAGTAATACGATGCTTTACGTCTGCCTTTTAACTTCATACTGTCCTCACTGTCATCATAATCCGAAGGAAGTGATATAAAACCCCCCTTACGAAAGCGTAACAGCGCTTGTGTCATTGAATCGACCAAGTCATCGTGTTCGCCTGATGGAAATGAAGCCACCTCTTCAACTAATTCCTCTGCCCATCGTGTCTGAGGTACCCAAACAAGCCCTGAAGCAAATATATCCGCCACAGCATTTATCCGAGCTATCTTATCATTGCCTCTAGATGGTACAAATTCTTGTACTGGGATGCCCATAGCACGTAATTCAAAGATTAGCGGCGCTCCAGAAGCTTTCGCTTCTACTATTAGAGCATCAGGGTCCCATTCTTTGTACTCATTATATGCTTTTAATTTGAGTTCAGGAAACTCCATACGCTTTTTAATTACATTTAGCAAGATAATATTAGCCTGTTGTGCTCCAGTATCGTCATCTTTGTAGAAAACTCCCCATGTAGTACACGCAGAATAGTCGGCTCGTTCGCTTTTTAGGAACGCCGTGTCCCACGATTGGATAATAAACTCACAATGTGGAGGTCCATCAGCTTCCCATTCCTTCCACCACTCCCGTTTTATGATTGCAGATACCTCTGATGTCGGGTTCTGCATGTACTGAGCCATCCATTTACCTGATGGAAGCTCTTCACGTAAGGCAACTAGCTCTTCTTTACTCCAAAACTCAGGCCAAAGTGGTTTATCCCCATCAAATAGTGCCGGAAACTCAATAACTTCCCATTCTTCGCCACTTCTTTGTATTGATGACTTAATTACCTGACCTGTCAAGTCCTTTTTACTCCATCTTGTCATCACTATGATGATGGCTCCGCCCGGTTGTAGCCGTTGACGAGGACCTGATGTATACCATTCGTACGTTTTGTCGTATATATCAGAGTTAGTTTCTGCTAATGTAGCCTCTTGCTCTGAGTGCGGGTCATCAATAATGAGGATATCAGCACCTTTACCTGTAACTGCACCGCCTACACCAATCGCAAAGTAGTCACCTCCGTGGTTTGTAGCCCAACGACCCGCTGCCTTACTATCCGTTTGTAGTCCTACACCCGGAAATATGTTCTTATATACGTCTGAGTCGACCAAGTTACGCACTTTACGACCAAACCCTACCGCTAGCTCCGCAGTATGTGATGTCTGAATGACTTTTTTACCCGGATACTTGCCTAAAAACCAAGCAGGTAGTAAGTAAGAAGCAAACTCAGACTTAGTATGTCTAGGCGGCATATTAATAATAAGCCGTTTGCAGCTTCCACTAGCCACTCTCTCGAATGCATCTGCCATGATGCCATGATGTCGTCCTCCAATAAACGCAGGCCACACTTTCTTAGTGAACGCCATGAACTTAACCTGCGCTAACTCCTTATTCTTCAATATCTCTAGTGCTTCAAGGTCCTCAAGCAGACGAGCCTGCTCTGGCTCTGACAATAAGTGCAGAATCTTAGGTATATCTTGTAGCGATGTGCTCGCTAATAGGTCCTCAAGTGGCATCTACCACCTTTTCCGGTTCTACAAACTCAACGTCAATTGTTTTCATCTTCTTAACTGCAATGCCAAGCTCATCATCCAAGTGGTCAGGAGTTATTGGGCTAACGTCTACATATTCAGCATTCAATAGGCGTTTTACACGCTCCTTAATAGCTTCTTCTAGGTCTGATGATGTCTTGTAGCTGACTGTAACCTCGCTACGCTCCGTAAATAAGGCAATATCTGAG